GACGGCGCTCCAGAAGAAGCGCCGCAAGATGTCGGCCAGGAACTGGTCGATGGTCTACATGCAGGACCAGGTGAGCGATGACTCGATCTTCAAGATGGAAGCCGTGCAGGGCTGTATTGACCGGGCAAGGTATCCCGGTCGCCTCATGCCGGGTCAGCCGGGTCATCGAGTGCACGGCATGGAAGGGCTCTACGTGGTTGCTGGTCTGGACCCGGCGGCGGCAGGGTTCACGTCGATGGTCGTACTGGCCCTGGATCGGCAGACCGGAATCCGCTGGCTCTTGGAGGTCGTCAACAAGCGGGCTCTGCCGCCCCACGAAATGCGCGCAGAGATGGAACGGCTGACCGACCGCTACCGGATCAATGAGTGGCGGATCGAGAAGAACGCCTACCAGGGCGCCATCGTCCAGGACCGGCTGGTCCGCGAGATGCTGAACGCACGCGGCTGCCTGATCTCGCCCCACTTCACCGACTCCGGGAAGTGGGACCCCGACTTCGGCGTGGCGTCCATGGCCTCGCTCTTCGAGGGCTGGGACTCGGGGCACAACCTGATCCGGCTGCCGTCCCAGACGCAGTCGGAGCCGATCCGGAACCTGGTCGAGCAGCTGTGCGCCTGGTTCCCCGAGACCAAGGGCCTGACCGACACGGTCATGGCGCTCTGGTTCGCGGAGATCCGCTGCCGGGAGCTGATGTTCACCGACTTCGACAGCTACCACGTGGATCAGTCCGAGTTCGCTTCGGAGCGGGACACGGAAGGGCAGGCCGTCATCGACATCGACTACGCCTTGCAGATGCAGGGCATGAACCAGGGGGCCTGGGGTGGCAACCTCCAAGGCTGGTAAGGGGAACGACATGAAGACCGGGCGGGACTGGCTCCGCAACCCGTGCGAACACCACTGGCACCTGGGGCCAGTGGTCGACCTGCTCATGCGCCGCCGAGGTGCGGTGTGCACTAAGTGCTGGTGGTTGCGGGACGACTTCCCGGACGAGGAGTGGGGGAACTGGCCCGAGTGGACCCAAGAGGACTACCTGGCCAACCAGGAAGAGATCGAGAAGAGGTTCTTCGGTGGCTGACCCGATTGCACCCAACACGCTGATCCGCATCCTCAAGGGTGAGGGTCTGGACGTGAAGACGTACAAGTCCTCATGGGCCACCCATGAGCGCGATGACGAGACCGGCAAGACCTTCGGCCCGGTGCACGGCGTGATGATCCACCACACGGCGGGCCTGGGTGTCGGCAACTACGTCTGGTCGGGCAGCGCGGCCCTGCCGGGCCCGCTGGCGCACGCGTACATCGACAAGCGCGGCACGGTGTGGCTGATGTCCGCCGGGCGCGCCAATCACGCCGGGGGTGGCGATCCGGCCGTCCTGGAGGCCGTGACCGAGGAGAGCTACGGAGCCACCCCGCCCAAGCCCAGGTACGGCGAGGGCGCCAAGGGCGCGGCAGACGGCAACGACGCCTTCTACGGCTTCGAGTGCGAGAACAAGGGCGACGGCAAGGACCCATGGCCGATCGCGCAGTACACGGCCATGGTTCGGTCATCGGCGGCCATCTGCCGCTTCTACGAGTGGACCCAGAAGTCGGTCATCGGCCATCTGGAGTGGTCGAACCAGAAGGTGGACCCCAAGGGCTTCCCGATGCCCCAGTTCCGCGACGACGTGCTCGACTGCCTGAAGCAGAAGCCCGGCGCGTGGCCCAGCAAGGCCACGAAGCCCCCGGCGGAGCTCACGGTCGAGCAGCGCCTGGAGCGGCTGGAGGAGAAGCTCGGGCTGGCATAGTGATTCATCGATAAGTCGACATTTCCGAAGGGAGGCGAAAGGTGCAGTACCCCTCCGTGCAGTCGATCGCCACCGGCCCCCGGCCGGTTGAGGTCGTCTGGCCTGAGCCCGACGTGGCCAAGGTTGCCAAGCGCGTTGAGGCGCTGCGCCGGTTCTACTCCGAGCGCGACGCCCGCCACATGACCGTCTACGACGTTCGTACCGGGAAGATCGACAACGTCATGCCCGGCACCATGCCGGACATCTGGCCGAAGCCCATCGTGGCCAACGCCATCGACGTGGCCGCCCGGCAGATGGCGGAGAACCTTGCTCCGCTTCCCGCGATCAACTGCGCCAACGGCGTGGTCACGTCGGAGAAGCAGCGCAAGTACGTCGCCAAAAAGACCAAGGTCGCGCACCACTACGTGGACCACTCGGAGCTGCGCTCCAAGATGACCCAGGGGTGTGACTGGTATCTGATGTACGGCTCCATGCCGTTCGTCGTGGAGCCCGACTTCGAGGCGGGCACGCCGCGCATCCGGATCGACAACCCGATGAAGTCCTACCCCCAGTTCGACCTGGCGGGGAAGGTCATCAGCTACACCAAGGTCTGGCGAGAAGAGGCGTGGCGCCTTGCCGACAAGTTCCCGCAGCACGCCCAGGCGATTCTCGGGCGCCAGTGGGGCCCGACGTCTGAGATTCAGCCGGACTCGCTCCTGGAGTGCATCAAGTACTGCGACAAGGACGCGTACGTCCTCTACCTCCCTGAGCGCCACAACCTCGTCCTCAGCGCCACGCCGAACCCCTTTGGCAAGGTCCCTGTGGCCATTGCGCTCAAGCCGTCGTACGACGACCAGGATCGTGGCCAGTTCGACGACATCATCTACCCATATCTTGCTCGCGCTCGTATGGCCCTCCTCGGACTTCAGGGCACCCAGCGGAACGTGCGTGCACCTCTCGCCATCCCCACGGACATTCAGAAGGTCCCGTTCGGCGATGACGCGATCCTCCGGACGAACAACCCTGACAAGATCCGTCGCATCACCACGGATCTGCCGGTTCATGCCTTCCAGCAGGAAGCCGTCCTCCAGGAGGAAATCCGTGCGGGCACCCGCACGCCTGCGGCGGCTACGGGAGACGTCAACGCGTCGATCATCACGGGCAAGGGGGTAGAAGCCCTTCAGGGCGGCTACGACACCCAGATCGCCACCGGCCAGCGGCAGATCGGCCGCGCCCTGGAAGAGGCCATTGCCCTCTGCTTCGAGATGGACGAGCAGTACTGGCCCGACCACGAGAAGTCGATCCAGGGCATGGTCAACGGCACGCCCTTCAACGAGAAGTACACGCCGCTCAAGGACATCAAGGGCGACTACACGGTCAACGTCTCGTACGGCTTCGCCGCCGGGATGAACCCGAACCAGGCCCTGATCTTCCTGCTCCAGCTCCGAGGCGACCAGGACATCTCGCGCGACTTCCTTCAGCGACAGTTGCCGATGGACATCGACGTCAATGCGATGCAGGCCCAGATCGACACGGAGCAGGTCACCGACGCCCTGAAGCAGGGGATTTTCTCCATGCTGGCGTCGGCGGGCATCATGGCCCAGCAGGGCATGGACCCGACTCAGGTACTGGCACAGGCCGCCTCGATCATCGAGTCCCGAGAGAAGGGACTCCCGATGCACGAGGCGATCCTGAAGGCGTTCGCCCCGGAGCCCGCCCGCACCCCGGCTGCTCAGGCGGCCACCTCGGGGGCCGAGGGTGCGGGCGCCGGGGGCGAAGGCGGCTCTGGCGTACCGTTCGGCATGAATCCGGGTACCGGTCTCCCCGGAGGCACGGCCCCGGGGCAGGCGCAGCTGGGTCCGGGCGGCAAGCCCGACCTGATGTCCCTTCTCGCGGGCCTTTCTAGCAGCGGGCGGCCTCAGCTGTCCGCCTCAGTGAAGAGGAGTGTTCCCGCGTGAGCTGTTGGCTGTGCGGTCACGAGAAGGACAACGCCCACCACCTCGGGTGCGCCCGTATCGCGCACCCGGACCTCACCGAGTCCCAGGCCGCAAGGGCGGGCCTCATCGCCGCCCCGCGCGGCAAGGAGCCTGCGATCAAGGACAAGACCGAGGTGCTCAAGGAGGGATCGATGACCACGGTCCCCCAGGAGCCCGAGGGCAACGAGGACGGCGACGAGGACTTCCCCCCTGCCGAGGGCGGGGAGACTGTCGAGCAGTGCGAGTACGACGACTGCGACAATCCCAAGAAGAGCAACCACCCTCGGGCGAAGTACTGCGTAATGCACTCCGACCCGAAGAACCGGAAGGAGTAACCCATGGGCATCGACATGAACGGCGCTCCCAACGTCACTCCCGTCGCATTCCCGGGTGACCCCGGGCATGAGGGCGGCAACAAGCACATGCACGGCCTCAAGGGCGGATGCGGCATCTCCAACGTCTCCCCCGTACGCGGTCCGTTCGCCAACACTGGTTCCGCCGTGGGCAACCCGTCGGACACCTCGGGCGACATCGCCGGGTGGGACACCACCGTCCTGGCCGACACGGGCGGCGCCCGTGGCGTCGGCGGCAACGACTCGCGGACCAAGAGCGTCTGATGGCCTCGGGTGGTTACCGTCAGCCCAGCAACCCGGCCCCCGTATCGGGGCCGGGCGCGCTGAGCAAGCGCACCGACGGGGGGCCCGGCGCCAAGCAGCCCGTCCGTGTTCCCACGGGCGGGTCGTACGGCGACGCCACCCAGCTCATGCAGATGCAGCAGCAGGCACCGCTCGCTGCGAGCCCTGGGGGCGACTCCGCGTCGCCTCTGGGGCTGCCCGCACAGTCGGCCACGCCCTTTGGGGCCCCGACTGAGCAGCCGGACACCCCCGTGACCGACGGTGCGGCCGTCGGTGCTGGTGCTGGTGTGGACGCCCTGGGCATCACCCCGGACCGGGACGACGATCTTCAGCGCCTGATTGCGTACATGCCGGTCCTGGAGCACATGGCCAACCAGCCTGGCAGTTCGAAGTCCTCGCGCAATCTGGTGCGAATGCTCAAGGGTATGCAGTAGGAGAAGCGATGGATTGGTGGGAAGATCTCGGCGTTGCACTGCAATTCATGCCCGACACCCCCGCACTCGCCTTCGATATGACGACCAGCGGGCCGAGGGATAACGCCTTCAGGTACACACTGGCGTACAACATGCAGAACAGCCCCGCTGGGCTGGATGTCTACCCGACGGAGGGGATGGCGTTCCCCGGACAGGAGTAGCCCGTGGGAATTGACGACGTCCTTGGCGCCATCGGTAACGGCATCGAGAAGATCAACAAGTACACCTCGTTCGCGCCAAGTGGCCTTGACCAGAAGCCTGTTGTCCAGCTGGACGAGCAGGGTGTGCACATCAACGGGCCGGGTTCCACGGCCCGGGTGGACCTGGGCGGGGGCATCCCGGCCCAGGGCGTGAATCTGGCCCTTGAGCACAGCATGTCGGGTCTGCGGTGGCTGTACTCCAACGGCATCAGCCAGCCGATTGCCACGGCGGCCCTGGTGGGCAAGCAGAACCGAGGCAACAACGACTTCTTCGGTGGCGACTACCTCAACACCAATGCGTGGAGCCGCAGCTGGAGCGCGGCCAACCACATCTCCTGGGGACAGGCTCTGGTCATGAGCCCCGAGGAGGCGGAGAGGTCGATCAACTCCCCGCTCCTGTACTACAAGCCCCCCGAGGCGTACCTGCCCCCCGGGTTCAAGGATCTGCCCGAGGATCAGCAGCAGGAGGTGCTGAAGCAGGCGGGCATGCCCGCCGTCGGCAACCAGTACGTGGAGAAGCTCCGGGGCAACAACGGTTGGTACAAATATGGCACCGGAGCCATCGACTTCTCGGGCGTGGTCTTCATGGACCCGGCCGCGCTCGCGCTCGGAGCGGCGGGCAAGGTCCGCCAGGGACTGACGGTCCGCAAGATGCCCAAGGGCGGCTGGACCCAGGGCCAGATCGACGTCCTGATGAGCGAACGCAAGATGCAGGCGTTCAAGGACGGCGTCTGGGCGAACCGGGACAACCCCCAGCTCCTGAACAACACGGCGCTGGCTCAGCACTCGGGCATGGGGCCGCGCTTCGGCGCGATCGTCTCCAAGCTGAATGACCCAGAAGAGCTGGATTTGTTCCTTAGGTCCGGTATGGGCGATATGCGTGCGGTGGAGGAACTCTCCAACCGCAACGCGGCAGTTGGTCTGCGCATGCGTTCGGACACCACGCGCCTGGCCGCGCTGGATCTGATGCGCACCCGCTACGCCAACATGCCTGGCACCAAGGCGCTTGTGGACGCGGAGATGAACCGCATCACCACGTCGCTCAACGCCGACGCGGACCTGGTCTCCCGGTACGAGTCGATCATCGGCACCTACGACGAGACCGGCGCCCTGGTGCAGCCGGGTGCCGTGGACCTGCTGGATCAGCTGCACGTCTCGCGCTGGTCGATCCAGCGCGCCGAGGACCGCACGATCGCGCAGAACCAGTACAACGCAGGCCCGGCACGCGGTGGTACCTCTGCTGCCGTACGCGGCCAGGGGCGAGCAGTCACGCTGCGCCCCAGCCGCCCGCTGCTCACGAAGGCGTCCTACACGCCGACCCCGATCGACACGGGCTATGTCCACACGCGCCTGTGGGGCGCGGGCGACTACTTCACCGGCCCGGTGACGATGGTCCGGTCCCTGAAGAACATGCACCCCAACGGGTACATGCGCCTGGACGTCCTGGACAAGGACTCGATGGCGGAGTTGCGGGGCCACCTGGCCCGCATCCCCAACATGAAGGAGTCCACCCGCCAGGCGATCATCAACAACTACCTGAAGACGAACACCGAGGCAGAGCGCCTGGATCTGCTGGAGGACGTGGGCCGCATCGGCGCGGCCAAGGTGGCGCAGCGCTATGGCCTGTCCCCTGAGGACGGTGTGGCGATCTATGAGAAGTACAGGGGTCTCAAGCAGGGCGAGATCGACAACATGAAGCGGTATACGGCAGCCATGGACCCTGAGCGCATGAGCGCTGCTGGCCAGCCGCTTCACCTGGACGAACTCACCGACACGGCAGGCAAGACGCACATCACGCCCTTCACTGCGACCCGCCTGGTCAATGGCCACGTCTTCCAGGATCTGGACCAGATGGGCCGGGCGCTCGCCCGTCACGGCGACAAGCTGAAGACGCTGCGCGCCGCGACCGGCAGCACGCGCGATGCGCTGGAGCAGTGGGCCGATTACGCCAACTACCTCTGGAAGTTCTCCACCCTGTTCCGCCTCGGGTACATCCCCCGCGTCCTGGGCGATGACCTCGCGTCCCAGTGGGCGCGAGCGGGCACCGCTGCCATGGCCCTGCGCACCGCGCGGGGCGTGAAGAACGCCTTCCACAACGCCTCGCTCTGGGCGACCCGCCCCGCGCTGGAGGCGCGCGAGGCCAACGCCCGCAACGGCGTGGAGTACGCGGCCAGCGAGATGGCGCTTCTGGCGCCGGACATCCGCAAGTGGGAGGGCCGCATCGCGGCCGAGACCCAGATGCGCCAACGCGACGTCGCGCTGTCGCAGCAGCGCCTGGCGCGTGCGCAGAGCCGACTCAACAGCCTGCCCCCCACGGCCACCCCGGCGCAGCGCAGTGCCCTCCAGACGTTCGTCCAGGGCAAGCAGAACGAGGTCCAGCGCGCCGCTCAGCGCGCCGCTCAGCCGGTCTTTCCCGGCCGCGCGGCCAAGCTCCAGGCCGACAAGGACCGCACGGCGTTCCTTCAGCGCTACCACGATCTTCAGACCCGGGCTGCGGATGACTACCTGGCTCAGCAGCAGAAGGTGATCCAGGGCAATCAGGCCGTCGAGATCGACGGGCACACCTTCCCCGCCGCGTTCGGCGGCAAGGCGGGTGAGTACTGGCGCAAGCTCGTCAGTGCGGACGAGACCGTGGGCAA